GTGCTAGTACTTGAACTAGTGTTAATATTGCGGTTAGTCATGTCACCTGTATTAACGTTATTGTTGGTATTAGTGCTGGTACTGACATTATTGTTGTTGTTTGTTGCGGTGCTAGTACTGACATTATTGTTGTTATAGGTCATTGTACCTGAGTTAATGTTATGATTGGTATTGGTATTGTTGCTAGTACTAGTATTGTTATTGTTATTATTGTATGTCATTGTTCCAGAGTTGACATTATTATTTGTATTAACGTTGGTGCTTGAACTTGTACCAACATTGTTATTATTGTAAGTCATTGTACCGGAGTTAACGTTATTGTTATTGTTGGTATAAGTCATGCTACCAGAGTTAACGTTGTTGTTGTTAATTGTGCTAGTGCCGGAATTTATGTTATTGTTAGTGTTTACACTGGTGCTAACGTTATTATTGTTGTTAGTGTTTGTACTTGCGCTGTTAACTGTGGCTGTGCTGGTACTATTACTATTACTGTTAGTATTACTGTTTGATGTTACGGTGCTGGTGCTGTTGCTAGTACTATTAGTATCAACTAGGGTGCTACTATCATAAGTACCTTGATTAATCAATGAGGTATTATTAGTAGTAGTTCCTTGTGCAGTACTGCTTGTACTAGTATTTGTAGTTTGAGCCATTGCACCCGTGACAAAAGCAATAGCTAGTGCTATTATCGTCTTTTTCATCTTTCTTTCCTTATTTTTATTATTCTTATAGTAAAAGATGAGTTTTACTATTGATATTTAGCAATAAAACTGCTAAATATACTACAACTAATAAAACTATAAGGAGAATGTTGTGGCAGAAGAAAAGAAACCCTTATCACGCTCTGAACGTGAAGCATTGATTAAAGACAAGGCCGGATGGGTTATTGTCGTTTTTGCGGCATTACTAGCAATCAACACTTATATGGGTGGTAGCAACAGTAGTAAAGTATTGAACAATACTATCGAGGCCAATAACACTTGGGCATTCTATCAAGCAAAAAGTATCAAACAAACATTAGCAGAACAATCACAAGATGACGCTAAATTTCGTAACGATACAAAGAGGGTAGAGAATTTACAGCAAAAAATTGACCGTTACGAATCCGAACCCGCAACCGGTGAAGGTAAGAAAGAATTAATGGCTAAAGCACAGAAACTTGAGGCTGACCGTACTGTAGCAAAACAACGTAGCCCATGGTACACATTTGCTGGATCACTGTTCCAGATTGCGATTGTGTTATTATCTGCTAGTATATTGGCAGTAAACAACAAATTATACACTGCGAGTTTATTTGTAGGTGGTGTAGCTATATTACTAATGAGTCAGGCAATTTGGCTGTGGATACCTGCAATGCTATAAATAGTAGATGAAACAAACTATTATTCTATTAATGGCGCTTCTGGCGCCATTAGTCTATGCTGAAGAATCTATCACACCCGAAGAGATTGTAACTGTTCAAATACCATGTTATAATACAAAAGTATTGTTTGATACACTAAAGAAAAATTATAAAGAGTCTCCAATTTTAATAGGTAAAGCAGACGATGCTGCTAAATCTACAATGAGTCTTTGGATTAATTCCTTAGAAAATAGTTGGAGTATTGTGGCTACAAAAGGTAATTTAAGCTGTGTGATTGGTTCTGGTACACACTTTAAAATTATGCCAAATAAGAAATCTTTGAGTATGTAATGAAAGATTGGATAAGAGAATGTTTAAAATTTTTATATTGTTGTGTTTCCTACACTTCGGGGCACAAGCACAAGTAGTGCCACTAACCGCACAATCATGGTTAGTTGCTGACGGTGACGGTAAGATACTAGATGGTAATAAAACTACTGACATTCGCAGTATAGCAAGCATTACTAAATTAATGACTGTTATGGTTGTATTAGATGCACAGCAAGATTTGGATCAGATTATATCTACCAAACTACACAACAAAAAACTATCTAGGAGAGACTTAATCAGTCTTGCTATTATCAAATCAGACAATCAAGCCTCAGTATTACTTTGTCAGAATTACCCAACAGGTTTGTTTGGTTGTGTGCAAGCAATGAATGAGAAAGCTAAGTCACTGGAAATGAATGACACAAAATATCTTGAGCCTACTGGATTAAGTGTATTCAATGTAAGCACAGCAGAAGATTTAGTTAAACTTGTTATTGCTGCAAGTAAGTATCAAGTCATCAATGAAGATAGTAATAAAGAGTCTATTAAAATACCAATCAATAAGAAGAAAACTGCACACTTTGGCAACACTAATAGACTAGTAGGTAAAGGCTATGAATTTATTGTAAGTAAGACAGGCTGGATTACTAAGTCAGGTGGCTGTATCGTAATGATGTTGACCACTGAACGCGGTGTACGAACAGTGGTCTTATTGGGTAGCAAGAATACAAAGACTCGTATTCCTGAAGCTAAGATGATTGCACTAGCTTATTAATCAATAACCTTTTTATATCTAGATAAATCTTTCTTTGGAACATAGTCAACTCCGGGAATAGGACTACGGTCTTTAATCAAATCGTTCTTCATCTCATCTCCAAATTTCAATGTGATATAGCTACTGTTCTGATTATTCTTTGCAGTTTCGTGCAAGCCAATAACCAAGTATTGATACCAACGAATAACTTCATCTATAGATTTCTTAAGGATAGGATCCTTTAGTATATCATCAAAGTTATTGCTCTCACGGTAAAATGTATAGTATTTCATTTTTTCCACAGTATAAAGTTTATGTAATCTGATTCGGTTTCAAAGTAAAAATCATAAAACCCGGCATCTCTACCGGCTGGCATTTTACAATTGTAGCCCCAGTCATTGCTACAGTTTGTAGTACACCAGTCAATGACTGGCTTCAATTGACCATAGCCAATTGATATTTCAGTCTTGTACTGGGTATCTGGTGACACTCACTCCGCCTTTTGTTAAAAATTCTATTCCAGCTTCATCTCTGTATGTATCTCTATAGAACACACTTTTAATACCTGACTGAAAAATCATCTTAGCACAATGAATGCAAGGTGCAGTTGTTACGAATAATGTAGCACCATCACTAGATTCGTTTGACCCGGATACCTTAGCAATTGAATTACTTTCGGCGTGAAGGACCTCATCCTTAGTGACTAAGCGATATCTACGATTAGATTCTACTTCTTTGTCGTATTCTTCAAGAGGCCAGCGTTCGCAAATGTCATCTGGATCTAGCCATCCACCTGCGTCACCGCTCATGTACTCTTTGTACTCACATGTGTTGTCCCATCCAGTTGGCATGCCATTATATCCATAACTTAGAATACGATTATCTTTTACAATAACTGCTCCTACTTGTCTACGAATTGCGCTAGATAGTCTACTGGTACGTTCTGCTACATCCATGTAGTAATCAATAAATTTTTGTTTCATTCTTCTAGTAAATCAATTTTGTTATGTTTGTCTTTCCACTCTTCCGCATCAGGTAAAGCAGGTTTCTTTTTAGTAATTCTAGGCCATGTCTGACTCAACCTCATATTGATATCAAACCAAATTTTAGCATCAGGTACATCTTCTTGGGCACTAATTGCATCCACCGGACATTCAGGAATACATACTGCACAATCAATGCATTCATCAGGATTGATTACAAGAAAGTTAGGACCTTCATAAAAACAATCTACAGGGCAAACGTCCACACAATCGGTGTGCTTGCATTTAATGCAATTTTCGGTAACTAAGTGTGTCATTTTATATAAAACTTTTTAATGTGTGCTTTTGCTGAGTGGTCGGGTAATATACTTAGTACATAATTTGGTTCATCATATTTTTTGCAAAAGGCTTGTCCTAGATTACACTCACCCTTAATCTGTTCAAACAGAAACCCTTTACAAAAATCTTCAAACTCTTGCTTACTAATAGTAAAATTTTTCTTTCCCTTACCCAACGTTTGTAGTTCTAATTGTTGTGCCATTTTATCAAACATATTAATCCCACAAACTTCTATAATGTTTACCAAATAACTCAAGACCTTCTTGGATACGGTCTTCGTGTATTTGTAATCCTTCTGCGTCAAAGAAGTGATCGTCGGGATTCTTATCTACCATTTGATATGTAGGTTCCATTTTACCTGTAATAGGATTTGGAAATTGTCTGTCACTCTCTACGAAATCATAGTCACTGCTACCGTGATGATATTTGCTGTTGTAGTCATCTAGTGTAAGTTGTTGGAAACTCCAGATCATTTTGTCAAGTATGTCGTCCCAACGTTCAGAGGCTTTCTTCCAAGATTCATCATGTGTTTCTGTATAGAAATCAAAACTTTGTTGTGAAGACCAGTCTTCCCCGCCCACATCTTCTACCAGTTGACTGGGGACACCATGCTTGGTTGCTTTAAGCTGTAATAGTGCAGGATAGATAATATGTGCTAGAGTGTGGTCAAAGCTCCATGTATCGTATCCGTCAATTTGAACATTGATTTTTCTGCGACTATTCTTTTTGGGATAAGGTCCTATTTTAACTTTCATCTTAATACTTCTTGTTCAGATTTAACAGTGCCATCAACAAATGCATAAATTTCTTTGTCAATCATTACTGCGGCATAATCAATGTTTTTATATTTCTTTGCTAGTGTAGCAAGTTCTTCTAATGTAGCACCTTGGCATACAAATGTATTGTCACACTTATCATAAAGATAAAGGGTGTTGTTTGCTTTCTCTACAAAGAGTTGCATAACAGTGGGTTCTTTTTCTAAGTCTAAATCAACTTCTTTAACTAAACCCCTGCGCTTTGCTTCTGCGTAAACCAAATATCGTAGACGGTATGCTGTGACAGACACACCTACTTGATAACCCAACCAAAAAATGAAGCCAATAATTATAAGTTCTAGCATAGTATTTTATTTATTAATGTTTAAGTTAGACCATTGTTTTAGTTTCTCAAACTTAGCTTTCTTAGCTTCCTTGAGTCCTTGAGTAGTGACACCCACTTTGTTATCAACAAGTAATTCAATCATCGCTTGTAGGTCACCTAGTTCTTTTTGAAGTCGTTGAATATTAGTAACGTCCAACCCTTCCATCATTTGATCGGGTCCAAATCTAAAACACTTACTAACCTCTACAATAACCTCAGCACATTCTTCTTGTAGAATGATTAAAATTTCTCTTGTGTCTTCGTTCATTATTCAACTCCGAAATGTTTCTTAATAATCCTGAGGGTAGTCTAAAGGATCGGTTCTAACCTTGTCTACCCAACGAAAGAGCAAAATCAAACCAATTACTCCAATAACAAACAGTAAAATTTCAAGTAACATCGGCATCCTTATAATGCTCAATTACTGCATGGGCTACATCAAGATACTGATTGCTAGGCAATTGGTTAGCAACAACCTGCATGGTTTCCTTCACAATCAACTCGGCGAACTTTTCTAATGTGATCCATTCATCCTTGCTATCAGTTTCAACGGTTTTGATTTCATGTGTTTCTGTTAAGTCATACAAGTAATAACCAGCCTCTTTAGCAAGTTGTTTAATTCGTTCGTTCATTTGACTGAACCTTTCTCAATCAATTCACTGAATGTATCAAACAAATCTTCAAATTTACATTCATAGATTGTTTTTAACCCAAGCAAGTAATTACTGATTTCATCTTTGGACATATCTTTTTCTAATACATTGTAATTGAGCAAGTTAATGTCCTCAGTAACATTCCAGCATTTCATAATATGCTGTTCTAAATCAAATCTATCAGTCATAATCAATCCTTCTTTTTGTTTGCCATTTGTGTAATCTTGGGTTCAATGTATTGTTTGTGATATTCTTTATAATTATTCAAATACAATTCCCATTGAATCCAACGATTCTTTCCTGTCTTCGTGTTTGTTAAGAATCCCCACTCACGCTGTTGTTTACCCATGAAGAACAATGTTGTTGCAGGTCCTACCTTTTCATCAAGTTCAAGCCAGTGATACTCACCTGCACTACGCTTAATGATTGAACCTGGACCACGCCATGTTTGAAATTCTGCAATCATTTTGCCTTCACTACTAAAGATCGGTGTATGCTCCCAGTAACCACCTTTAAGTACAATAGTCAAATAACTCCAGGGGTGATCGTGCATAATAGGGTCATCACTACGCACAATTTTATGTAGTGTAAGATTAAAGGGGAACCAACTACGGTCTTTCAGAAACAAATAATACCGATGCATATAATCTTGACCAGTACGGCGATCGGGAATCAAACGATAACGACCTAGCTTGTTCATTACTTTGTGAAAGAAACTCATTGATTGCTCCTATAGAAATTGCGTATGCACTATTATATCATACTTTTAAATTAAATGCAAGTGATACATGTAGGAAAAGGGCACTAGTGCCCTTTTCGTGTCATCTCTTAGAGATTAGACTGCGATGCCCAAAGACATTGCACGATAGCCTGCGGCTACCAACTCGCGGCTAGGTTGACCCAAACGGTACTTGGTAAAAGTACCACCAAGCTTGTTGGTACGCTTGTTAGCGTAAACTGCAAAACCACTCAAACGAATGTTAGAGATAGTTGCTGTTGGGTTCTTGATACCAAAACGTGCAGAGATTTGATTTGCAGTTAGTTCTTCACCAGATTGAAGTGCCTCTAGGACACGGGTTTGCTTAGTTACGTTCATTTTGTTTTCCTTTAAAAGTTCGTTGTTCTCACAACGTGAATAGATTATACGATAGATTTTACCATCATACAACACATTCTGGACACCTTGTCTCACTTAGATATCCAAAAACTTTAATTCAAAAACATCTGCTTGAGGATCGTGACCTGCATATCCGCGAGGATTACACACAATGCGAGTTTCTCCAATCATATAGTCAAACGGATCGTGTGTGTGGCCGTGAAACCAGTATTTGATCTGCGGATGATCCAAAATGAATTCACTTAAATCGCTACTGTAACCACCGTTCATCAAATACTCATTCTGATATTTTGGATGAGTAGATTGTTTACTAGGAGCATGGTGTCCCACGACCACAAACTTTTCATTGTGCATACCTTGAACAATATTCTTGATGTATGACATTGATTGGTGATGACGATGCATCGCATGAGCAGGACGCAACTTAGTGTATCCATGTTCATCATTACGAATAATTTTAAAATCATTCATCATATCGCCAATGGCATGTAGTGTAAGAGGATCACCTTTATTCATATCAGTCCACAATGTGCAACCAATGAATGTATGCTCCCCGATTGTCTTTATGTCATTTTCAAGGAAGTAGACATTAGTAAACTGGGCGCATTCTTCACGCAGGTGATCCAAGCTAGCCTTCCACTTACCATGATAGAATTCATGGTTACCTGCAATGTAAATTACATGGGGGAATTGAAAACTACAACGCTTCAAAAAGTCACGGAAGCGAAGGGCAGTTAGTTGTCTACGACCCAAATCAGCAAGAGCCCCCGGAGTATAAGGGTTGTAGTCAAAGTGTTTGTGATTGTGCATGTCTTCGGCGATCATGATATCACCTGACAGGATAAGGACCTCTGCACCCTCAGCATTGGTGAGGTTGATATCTTGAAACTCAAGATGGAGGTCACTGCATAGTGCGATTTTCATTTCTAATCTTTCTACATTGTTGCTTGACTTCTTTAGGGAAGTCTGGGCTAATCTCTGCTAAGTCACAATTATACACTACTTCTGATTTTCGGGGAAGTGCATAGTATGAAAATAAAAAACCAATTAACCCAAATACTAGGACAATACCAATCTGTCTCATTTTGGGCATCCTTTATCATAATCCCAACCCTTACCACCAAGTTTTTTCCAGTTCTCATACTTCTGTTCTTCGTCTTTGCATCGCTGTGGCTGACCGATCGATCCTACGACTGAACCACAATCGCATCTATACCCGTAACCAGCCCTGTCATCAAAATATGCTACGCCTCCGCAAGGTAAGTACATAGGTTTGAATTCAAGTCTTACTCCTGATTTTCCGTATAGTGTATCAAAATAACTCATAACCATTTTAATGCGAATAATACCGCATCTCTTTCTGTAACAAATTTGAACACAGCATGATCCCACTCTGAATTAACTTTATAAGCATCACGGCAATTATGGCTACACCAATTACGGGCGGTCATTACTTTGTCATCATGTTCAAAAAAGTACATACCATTTCCTGCAACTAGTTTAATCACATGTGGGAATTCTCTTTTACTCTTCCGTCTTTGTGCGGAGTTCATCTTATTTCCCATTTCTTTTGTTCAAATGTATTGCAATGAATACAGAAACGATTTTGTCTAGCCCAGATTGTACTATTGCTACTTTCTACTGGACCCCACTTAGTCCAATTATGCCAGTTGAAGCGGCACCAGAAGCTAGTAACAGCAGGTGGTAATTCTTGTAATGCTCTAAATGTATTTAATTTTTCGTTCATAGCCATACTAACATAAAATGTAGATATTCCTTTTCATCTTTAAAACAAAAGGTGTTACTAACACGATACCAATTAGGTTCGTAGTATCCGCCGTGATATAGATTTTCTCTACACCATTTTTCTATTTCACTGTATGAATCCTTACGATCAACATTAGCCTGATAGGGCCAGATATTTTTGTTCAGTACTCTAGTCATTACAGCCAACTATGACAAGACCATTTATTAAGATATCGGACACTTGCCTTGAAAGAACCAAAATGTTTATTGTAAAAATTATTGTATGCACCCTGCCACTTCTTTGTAATTGGCTCAGGACTGTGGCAAGCAAGATAGTGAAGTTTACCAAACTGTTTGAACATAACTTTACGATTGAGTTTAAATCCGGCTGGATACCATTCAACCCGACTTTGCCAGTTGTAGTTACCGTGCAGTGCTCCGTACTTTCTTCGTTCACGCATGATACTTTTAGTAGTCATACTTGAACTGGGGCGAAATTTGTATGGAAGTGTGTTCATAGTTTGGACCACATATAGTTGATGTAGGCAATACCTAAGTTGAGTATGCCACTAACATAATTCCCTATCGCCAACGCTATGATACCAGTGCCGACCAACATGCCGATAACAAACCAAGTAATTTCAGTTGAGTTAGTAGTGTACCATTGTTCAAATCTATTCATTTCAAATTTTTCTTAATACGGTTAATGACTGAATTAGCTTCTGCAAAATCACTAAACTCAAGTGTCAATTCCAAAAGCTTTACTGCATAATCTTCCCAACCGGGATAGTTTTGAGACCATTTAATAGTGTACAATTCTTTACCGTTCATGCTAACTCCAAAATGTGTTTACAACTACCGCGATACAGGTAACCTGGGCATGTACATGTTTTATCTTCGGTGTCGATAGAATAGACATTGCCTTTACTACCTGACACTTTGATGATTGTACTCTTTTCTTTCACAGCCTTGAAAGGGTTTGGCTTTACTGGAGCAAACTTGCGACCACGCTTGTCGATTGTGATCGGATTTTTGAAATAGAATGGAGTAGTAGAACCAACCTTGATGTACGCAACCATTTTGGTTCCGTCGAGCAAGTATGTGTGATTAGCATTATTGCTATCATTCCAAACTGTTGTTTCTACTACTGCTTCCATATTAAGCTACCTCAGCTTCGGCTTCTTTAGCAAAAGCCTCTGTCAACAAAATAAAGTCATCACCGTGATCGGATACGAACCAAGTAGCAACACCATTAACATTACGCAAAATGTAATCGTATTCTTCACGTTGACCATCAGCCAAATATCGGTTATAGTCTTTGAAGTATGTTGCATCGGACTCACCTTCACCGCGGTCACGACCATAGAATGTACACATGTCACGATACAGGTCAGAATATTGTTCCAGTGTCATACCGGGAACATCATAGTGACTGAACGGGTGCTTTGTACCGATTGTTGGGCGCAAGCTAGACAAACCGCCGAGGTCAATCAGTTCACGCACTTTGAACGGATCCGTGTAGTGGTTGTCCAACAGCTTGCCGTTGTTAGACAAGTAACCATCCCAGTGACAGTACACTTGACCAATAGTACCATCTGCGAATTCAAGAGCGATTGTTGAGCGAGTTGCCATTTTGAAGTCCTTTATTTAACTGTCTAAGATTCTATTATATACCCAAACCGATTTATTGTCAACCTTTTACACCAAGTCAACTTGGACTTGTTTGTTGCCAATTGTAGCACACAATCCTACGGGCATGACGCCGCCATGCTTTTTCTCCATGTAACGCATGTGAGCCAACTTAATCAGTGCTTCCCAGCATGTCACACGGGCGGTTGTAGTAGCAAACATTTCCGTCATTTGCTGGATTGTCATATACATACCGATATCGTTCTCGGATCCGTCACCCTTGAAAATTACACGGAATTTTTGTGAATTTTTGAAGCCGTCGATGATAGTCTTTGTACGCATTTTTGTGTCCTTTAGTTGACTGTCTAAGATTCTATTATATACCCAAAACCATTTATTGTCAAATATTGGCAAAATCGCTAGAGGTGTATCAAGATATGTTCCTGAAACCTCTAGCGATTTTGAAGCCCCTGAGGGGTCAAAATGAGTACTTTTGTTTACCGTTATCAGATATAAAAGTACTCATTTTATAGTCAAAAAGCACCGAAATAATCGTAAGACTTGTTCTTGACCTTAGTCAGAATCAAGCGAGTACCTTTATCCTCGAACTCAAACTTACCAGTATGAGCATCAACCGATACCAACGCATTAGCGTTGAAGTGCAAGTACTCCCAATCACGCTCACCATCTGGGTCAGGATCAAATGATACTTCAACACCTTTTGGTTGTAGTGGGTTGCCATCGAACACGCTAGGATTTACATCACCTTTTACAGCTTCACCGTTGTGAATGATCTCAACACTGTACTTAGAGCCGCCGTCAAATTCAGGCTTAGCGTTCAACATCTTCAAAGATTCTTGAGGAGTTTCGTCATAGCGATTCATTTCTTCAACCAATGCCTTTAGCATATCAAAGTTAAATTCTGAGAACAAGCTAGCAATAGACACAATCTTTTCGATGTGACCTTTGTTTTCCAAGTTGTCTTGGCAGTATTCACGAATGAATTCTGAATCCAGACCTTTAAAGTCAAGCATGTAGAAGATACGACCAGGACGATTACGCATGTGAAAGTCAACACGGTACTTGTCATTGGTTGTCAACATGAACAACTTCTTAGAAGGGAACACACCGTCGAGCAATGTCAGAATAGCTTCCTGTTCATCACGATCATATGTCTTTTCGAATTCATCAAACAAGATAGCACATGGCTGAGTGATAGTTTGAATGAAAGAATTGAACTTGTCACCATGCCATGGAGCATTGATGACAATGGTAGGGATACCTTGCTTTGCCAATTCAATAGCAATGTTCTTGGTCAATAGTGTCTTACCAGAACCTTTTTCACCAGTCAGCATAACACCAGTAGCCGCAGGACGAGACAAGAAAGTGCGAATCACACGATCGGTGTTCTTCAAGCAATCACCGTACACCTTGCTAAGTGGGGTGAAATTGTCAATATGCTCTAGGTACAAAGGGCCGCCCATTGGCATTTCTTTGATAGTGTAGTTACCTGCTGGCAGCATATCACGCACATCCATAGATTCATCGGAAGCTACAGTGAAGGCAGTGCCATTTTTAATAAAGCGAGTCATGAATTTCTTTCAAACAATTTAACGAATTAGAACTTGTATTATATGCGAGTTTGGATTTGTTGCATAGAAGAAAAGGGCAATATTGCCCCTTTCTTTATTTCATGCTGTTGGCACGAACTTCGTCAAAGGTGTATTCACGGATGAGTTTACCATCACGGAATACTTCAACCAGAGCATCAGTCCAAGGACCAATGCCTTTGTCAGTCCATCCTTTTGGTGCTTCAACACTAGATTGGAACTCACCACCAGACTGCCAAAGAGTAACACGACCTTTCTTGCTAGCCTTAACGCTGTCAGTGATTGGATCTTTGAACACATCAACCCATTCACCGTTGACTTCTGCACTTGAACACTTCATAGCGAACTTTTGCGTATCACGGTCAAGTTGTTGCAACAGTGCGCCGCCCATACCGAATGCAATGTTATCCATGCTGTAGCCATGTACATCAACAATCACCCCAAGAATTGATCGGATGCTCAACTCATTGATACCGTCACCCCACAACACACGAACATTGTTCAAGACTTTGTAGCCTTTGCTGTTTGTGGTGTAGCCGAAACCTTCAGCCAAGATGCGGAACATCTTTGGCAACACTTCAACTGGATCACCTGAATCAGGACGAATAACAACTGTAGCACCGCTATCAATCACTTGTTGTTTCAACTCAGTGCCCCACATGCGGCATGCTTCGTAAATGTCGTAGCTGTCAGAGACAACCGCCAACAATGCACCTGGTACACCAAACTGCTTGACCATGTTGCTGTAGGCTTTTACTTCACCTGCACGACCCCAACTGGTGATTGTACTATGCTCGGCAGCAGGTATAGAGAACCCAGCAATACCAGCTCCATAATACTCACGAGCAAAAAGGACACCAGAAATAGTATCAGTACCCATGAAGTTGACCAAGTGAGCGGCACTGCCAATCCCAGCACTCTCGAGGCTAGATACACCGCGAGCCCCAAAATCATGAAGCTTGAAATCAATTGTTGTAGGGTCACCTGATTTCTCCAAGTATTCGGTGATGATGTTTTTAATGAATTTGCTTTGTGTAGATACAGTAGTACCATACCACACTGCACGAAGCAGGGCAGTTTCTAACCAGGTTGTGAGCCAGAAGCATTCGGGGTCTGTGTTTTCGATTGTTGCAAGAACGTTCTTAACGGGCACCACTGTTCCTTCGGGAACTGCACGAATGACAACTGGGAGGTATCCGGCATGTTTGTCAAGAATGTACTGCCATCCTGTTCGGTTGAAAGGCTCACCATGCGCGGTAAGGATTTCCTCAGCAATGTCAATGTCTGCTTGGGTGATGGGCGCAAGTAGGTATTCCTTGATAAAAGCCTGTAGTCCGAAGAATACAGTTCTATCGTATCGGCCCCCTCGAGATTCGATATATGAATAAACACCAGTAGTTCCTGCTGGGTATTGTTTGAACATCGAGACCTTGTATGAGTCTGTGTTCAGGATAAGATTTTTTGCGAGTTTCATAATAAAGTTCCTTTATTTAAATTGCCTTGCGTCTATCGCTAGGACTTGAATACAGTATAACACTAACCTATTTTAATGTCAACTGTTTATGTTGCCCAAAACTTAGTTTCTTTCTTGACAGCATTGACCAATTCATCAAAACTGTTAACTAAAGTTACATTGTGTCTTTGGCATACAATCTCTACATTGCCTTTGCGCCAGAATCCATCCGGGCAACATACAATTACTTTTCCGCTTGCGGCGTAAAGTCCTAATTCCATTAAGGTGATAGGGCTTTTAGTGTTTGGATCAAAATAAAATACAATCAAGTCGCTGTAATCTAATGCGTCCAATTCCCAATTAACTTGTTGAGCGAATTGAGGGTTGCTTTCTTCCTGTACCCATGATGAATCCCAGTCATCACGCCGAGGATTTAAGAAACGAATGTCAGTGTCTTTGAACTCATTGACCAATCGTTCTTGCCAGGGTTCAGCAGTACCCATTTCAATAGAACCTGCCAAGAATACATCACCGATAAAGATGTTATCGTTATCGTAACGGTCAGGTGATTTGATATGTTTCATTGTACAAACTCCACCAATGTCACTGTGCCGCCCGCGGCCGAAACTCCTTGAGCAAAGTCTTCCAACATTGCCATAATAGTTTCTTTATTTCCACCTGCTAGGCCCATGCCGATATAAGGGAAACCTAGTCGTTTGTTACCGTATGCGTGAATTAACTTTTGTAAAATCAATTCAAATGCTGCGTATTCAAATACATCTTCACCTTTGCTCATTTCATATTGAGTATAGGCATTGATGACAGTGAAGCGTGATTTTTCACCTGCATCACATGCAGTCCAAGTACCTAGTTTGTTATAGTCTCCTTTTACAGTTTCCATATCAACTGATGCCACTACAGGATAGCGTTCGCGAATCTCTCGAGCAATGCCGCCGCCCATTGTATTGAAACAATTACAGCCTTGTACCACAATGTCAAACTCTCCTGCTTCTGCCAGGTCCAGTAGATTACCTTTTGTATGTTTCAATGCTGACTTAGGAAAGTCAACGGGATTGTCTGTGTTTGTCACATGGTATTTCATTTGTATTCCTTTTTCAATGCGTTCCACATTTGCCGTTTGTGATTCTCAATATAATTTTGCGCTACCTTTATCATAAACTCAGCGTGTTCTAGGCTTACAGGTACAACAACTTTTTCACCGCGCTCAACTTCTTTGAGCAGTTCAAGACGTTCCCATTCAGTGTGCGGAATCATTCGTCATTCTCCGGTACTTCGTTTAGGATGTCTTCACACATTTTCAGACCACGTTCCCATCGTGCCATCATATCACGGAAGGCAGCAATGTTTGATCGATTGTGAAACATGTCGCCATTCCAAATAGCCGCATCAATTTCGTCCATTGGTCCGTATTCTAATTGTTCGTAAGGTATTGTTGTCATTATTCGACTCCGAAATGTTTTTTAATCATAAGACCGCAGTGATTGCTAGTAGATTCTGCCAATCGTGCCTTCGCAGGTGTAAATGAATGTGTGTAGCTTTGCCCGTTCAATTCACAAATACTAGCACATTCCCTAACAATCAACTCGGCGAACTTTTCAAAGTTCTTGGGGTAGTTGACCTTGACGGATTTCTGGCTACACACCACTTCAACCATGTATGAATCACGGGCAAGTTGTCGAATTCGTTCATTCATATCAAGCTCCAACTGCCCACATGACCATGTCATAGTGGTCTTCAAAACATTCTTCACTACGCACTTCTGCGATAGGAACCCATCGTGCTTTTTCAGCATCGTCACTGCCTTTTACTTTTGGCAGTTCACCATCAGGCAATACGATTTTGAAACAGTGTGTAATGATACGTCCGCGTGGTGAGCGATCCACAGCATCAAACACACGATTGTCAACAATACTACCACGCAGTACAGGACCGGGCACTTTGATTAATGTTTCTTCACGCAACTCACGAATAGCCGCATCCAATACTGTCTTGTCAGTGTTTGCGTTAACATAGCCACCGGGCAATGCCCACAGACCTTTGCCTGGTTCGCTACGGCGTTTAATCATCAACACATGCCCAGACTGAATCACTACACTATCCGCAGTACTGAAGATTGGGGGATATGGCAGACTAGCATATTGCTTTTTGTAGTTAGCCACAAACTCACGTTCCTTAATGATTTGCTCATACTCAGGAGTGTTTTTGAAATTCATCAAGAAATCAAATGTTGATTCAGGAACAACACCTTGAATGAATTTCATGTTGACTTCACGCTTGAAATACAGGTCACGAATGTCAACCGCACTCAAGAATTCAATCAGTTCCACATTCTCGTAACCCCATTGAGGGAACATATCGAGGTAGAAACTAGAATCATCTTTCTTGTGACCGATGATGCCTACACCTTTTCCACCTACGGTAGCATACTTACTAACAATACCTTGAACACGAATAGCCCAAGCTTGGTCGTTGTAGATGGTGTCAATGTTTTCTTCAACATAAACATGCATGTTAAGACCGCGGGTAGCGTCCTTAATCATGTTGGCCCGTTCTTTGCTAGTGAAGGGATTTTTGTATGTGCGAGGTTGTTTTGCAGAACCAGTGATGATAATCAGTTGGTCAGTCAATGCTGTGGCACGTTTGATAATTTCAAGGTGAGCATTGTGCAAGGGTTGAAAACGTCCAATTAGGACGAGTGTATCGTATTTTTTCATTTTGTGCCTTCCAACATTGCGACTTTACGGCGGAGTTCTTGTTCAAGTTTCTCAATCTCTGCCATTGCTTTGGCACGGACTTCACTAACGATTTCAGTGGTAGAGACCACTTTGGCTTGGACTTTTACTTCCAATACTTCAATACTGGTAACATCCTTACGCATGTAGTCTGTGCTGGAGAATGTGGGGATCTCGTCTAGCGATTTCCAGGTCTTGTGTTGGTCGAGCCACGGACTCCAGTATGGATAGCCGCCGCTGTGTGAATCAGTGTCGTAATAGACACGCTTGCCTGCTTTGTCTATGGCACTGAGTGCATAGGCTTTTTTAATGGTGAATGTAGTTGCTTTAGACATTGAAAAATCCTTTCAATAATGTCAGCGCGGAGTCTATCTCGTTGCTATGTGTTTATTTATCTCTATTGTATCAGACTTTACTTTTTCTGTCAAACTTTAATCGCCAAAAAAGTCTCCAAAGTCTTGATTGCTTTGTCCTATGCAGGCTCTGTGTTCCTGTCATAAACTTGTTACCTATTAACTGACCAAAGATTTTTGGTTTAGGCTGACCCTTCAGTAGTCTTTCACTTATGCGTTCATAAGTACTCATTTTATAGTGCATGTCAAACTTTGGCAAATTCGGGCAAAACATTTTTTCGGGCATCGAGGATGATATCACGCACAGCCTCGCGGTCAGTAGAATCTCCTAAAAAGTCTAAAGCACCGTTGGGCAAACGACACTTATAAATTTGAGTAGCAAAGCCAATTTGCGTTTCGTTGAAGCCCATTGGGCAGATACCCTCGGGACCATAAAAATCCATCATATACCGTGTGAAAGACATATGTGCTCCTTTAATCAATCTATACATGTATTATATGCCCAAACTGATTTATTGTCAAGCCACAAAAAAGCCCCAATTAAGAGGCTAATTTGTAGTACTACGTATTACTTACGTAGGGAAGGGCCATGCACCATTCTGTGCTGTAAAGACTGTCCCTGGGGGAGGACTTACTTTGCCGTCACTATGTCGAGTCCAACCAGCTGGAGTGCTCACATACTGATAGCGAGGATCATATCCCCAATCCGCATCATCCTGACCCTTTTCGTAACCTTCTTCGTAGTTTTTGTTCTGTAGGCTAGCTTGTCCGCGGTTACCGGGTGTATATTCATTGCCTTCATAACCATCTGTATAACCACGATAGAATTCAGTAGAACCAGTCTTTGGCTCAACCTTAACGCTGTTCGCATTATGTTGTACTGGCTTGTCAAACTCAACTTTATCGTCAGGGTTCGCACCCACTTCGCCGATAACTTCATAACGACAAGCACGACCCTTAGCGTTGTTGTAGTCGCTAGGGATAGAAACAACATCACGCGGATTGATCTTCACGATAACAACACGACTATCGCCGCCACCAAAGTGAGGGAGATATTCTTGGCTACAGAAGTGAAGACCGGTACTACAAGTTTGATCCTTGTTGTCATCAACTTCGTTGCGTTCCATTTCAACAACCTTACCAACACTATTGTCCATAGTGCCACTATGAATGTCCAAGAAATCCTTGCGAACTTTCTTGTAAGCCAAGAAATGACCATCGGGAGTAATTGGCAGACTGTTCTTTTCCAAGAAGCCATACAACTCAGTGACTGCCCGCTTAGAAGGGTTAGTCATCAAGTTTTCCATGAAGTTGACCAGAGGTTCAACAGGGAAGCCATCTTGCAACATTGCAATCATTCGGGTAGTCAATGCGTTATGCATCTCTTTACCTTTCCAGAACAATTCCTCACCTTGAACACTTACATTGCCCTTGCCATAGTTGAGAACAACCTTGACTGGTTCGATAATGTCTTTAACCAAGTTCCAATCTTGCGCTTTGATAGCGTCAAGCACTTTCTGGAAAGTGATGTGGCTCTTAGAGATTGTGTGGGGCTTAGAACCAATCACAACTGTGATACTATTGCCCTGCATGATGAAAGGGTACGACATGAAAAATCCTTAAAGAGTTAATTTATAGATAGAGTATAACTGAAAACATGTTTTCTGTCAACTAATTTTGAAGTTTTTGGGCACAATGATAAATAAAAGTGTAGTCCACGAGTCTCTTACCTCTCCGACTACTCTAACGCTATGAAGGAGCATCAGCATGACTATTTATCTATACAAAAAGACCCACAACATTACAGGGTTGAAATATCTCGGAAAAACAACACAAGATCCATACAAATATAAAGGCTCAGGAATCAGATGGTTACCACACATCAAAAAACACGGATATGATGTAACGACTGAAATTCTAAAAGAATGTGCAACTAATGAAGAAGTATTTGAATGGGGGAAATATTACAGTGACCTTTGGGATGTAGTCACTGATCCTTCTTGGGCTAACCTAAAACCTGAATACGGTGAAGGCGGTAGTGGACCACAATCAGAAACAACAAAAAAGAAAAGAAGTGACACCTTAAAGGCTCGGGGCGGCAATGGGTTAGAAAAACATTCTGATGCCAGCAAAGAATTAATGGCATCTAAAAAGTTAGGAAGAAAACAGTCACAGGACACTTGTAACAAAAGGTCCGCATCCTTAATGGGAAGACCGAGTCCAATGAAGGGTAGAACCCAATCACCGGAAGCTCGGTCTAGAATAAAAGAAGCCGCCCTACTCCGAGAAGAATCTAAGAGAATCAAACGCCTTTCGCTTGGTCAATCAAGTTGATGTATTCGGCAACATCTTTTCCTTCAGTGCTGTGTCTGCTGATACTTTTGATAAGCGGGTAACGCTTAAAAATTGCTTCAACTTCTTTGTTGTACTTATCAATCAAACTTGCTGGATCAACATTAGTTGATGTTGCAACTTTGTACTGTCGGCACAACCATTCCAAACTCTGACGCATTTTCTCGTCAGATTCTTTCACATCCTTAAAAGTATTGAACAACACCAAGTAAGGACTAGAAGTATTTGCAATGTGTTTAGTAGCATTATACTGGTAAAGTTCTTTCCAGTCAATACTTTGTTTGACCAAACCCATCACATCTGCTTGACCCAACTTAGCCAACTTACCCTTAACATGTTCGTCAAGGTTAACCCAGTTCTTTTGAGCCTTAATAGCTTCAATGTCACCTTTACGCACGCCATAAATGTGATCAGTGTAGATACCACTCTTACGCAAGTGAACTTCCAAAGTCTTGATATCCTCAACAACGCCGAGATTCTTGTAACCGCTCAGTGGCAAGTAGTAATAAGTTTGTTTAGCATCAAATGAGCCAGCCTTGCCACCATCACGCCATACCATTTCAGCACGATCACGCCAACCACGACTACGACCTTTTTCCAGTCGCATGATAGTAACGTTCTGACCCATACCACCTGCACGTTCTTTTTCAAGCAACGAACTAGCCTGCAGAATCTTAGATTCAGGAGGGTTAGACATTGCGGTGAAGAAAGCCTTAGTGTCAATTGGCTTAGATTTGTCAGCAGCCTCAATCACATATACATTAGAACTATGTCGGTCGGGAGTGTTAGCCGAAGTCTTCCAGTGATGTTTTGCACGTTCAGTAGCACCGACTTTAGTGTCGTTGATAACAAAGTGTACATCAGGACTGACAGTAATTTCCCAGTCATCGTGATATACAGTCTGCCCATTCACATTGTCGTAAGCATGAGTTGGCTTGAGTGTAGAACATGCATTGTAACTACGGCTCTTACTGAAACCACGCAATGCAATGTTGTAAGTACTTGCCAAATTCTTTACTTCAAACTTGAAAGTCTTCTTTGCATTCCAACGACTGTGCTGTGGAGAGTACAATTCAAACTTTGTATCAGTAACATACTTCTGCACGGCTGTACAG